ATGGGTGCGCTGGATGTAAGCAAGGGAACGGTAAAAAGCATCTATGCCCTGGGTGCAAAGCTGGGGATGGTGGAACGCGGCGGAGGGCATGCGGACGCGCTGCACGCGCTGGTACAGGGCCTGACCGGCAAAGAAAGTATCACTGCATTGACCCCGGCCGAAGCGCAGGCGGTGCTGGCGGAGCTGCGGCGGCGCAGCGCCCCCGCGGCCGCACCGCAGAAAAAGCGGGCACGGAAGTACGAGGCACTGCCGGGCGGGTTGAGCGAGGGACAGCAGAAAAAGGTCTGGTACTTGATGTATCAATTGGAAAAATATGATCCCGCGCCGGAGGGCGTACAGCTGCGGGACAGGCTGTGTGGGCTGATCAGCCGGCAGTTCGGCGTGACAGCCTTCCCCACCCAGCCGTTCCGCTTTTTAACATTTTCCCAAGGCAACGCCCTGATCGAAGGCCTCAAGAAGCTGACCGAGCGCAAGGAGCTGGAATACCTGCACAGCGACCGATACCGCCGGGATGCAGAGGTGGTGCAGCATGAATGTTGAGCTGCTGGAACTGCTGGAGCTGGATGACTTGCAAGGTGAGGCGCGTGAGCTGGCGGAGTGCATTGGAATGGAAGCTTTCCGGCGGCTGCTGGAACGTTATGGCGGTACCGGAAAAATGTATATCCCACAGCCGGATAAGGTAGTGATCCCTGTGCGGGATGTGCTGATCCGCCGGGAGTACAACGGATACAACACCTATGAGCTGGCGCGCAAGTGGAAGCTGAGCGACGCATATGTACGGCAAATCGTCAAGGATAAGGCGGCGGAGATCCGCCGGGCACCACCGGATGGGCAGCTGACATTTGACGACCTCCCGCAGAAAATTGGGAGAAATAGTTCACCTGAACAGTCTATAAAAGATAAGGTATGA